ATGCCTAAGCGAGTCGTCACCGACGACCTGGCCGAGTTCGCGGAAGCCGTGCAGGCCGCTACCGGCACCGCGATGTGGTCCGCCGATGGCTCAGGCGGTGCGGCGACGGAGATCGTTCCACCGGTCACCCAGCCAGAGCCTGGCTTCGCGTGGTCTGCGGAGAACGGCTACGGCGACACCCAAAGCTGGCCCCAGGGTGCGGATGATGACGAACCTAATGACGATGAGGCGTGGCGGCGCAAGCGGGAGTGGCGGCGCGTGCGTGGGATCGCTGTCTTAGTCTTGCTGTGCAGCGCAGTCATGGCCGCGATCATCCTGATCGCGGGGCACACCGACAACTCGACAACGGCGATGACATCCGCGGTTTCTGCGACACCGCCCACGCCAACTCGGACGTTCACCCATGAGCGGGAAAGCGAGTTCCTCCAGCGCCTGCGGGCATCCGGTCTGGACTACTCCGACTCCGCCGCCATCGCCAACGGCGCGGCGACATGTGTGGACCTAGACCACGGGATGACGCTGGGACAGTGGGCAACGGACATCGCCCCGGCTGTTCCCCACTCGGACAGGGACATCTTTCTCCACGTCGCAGTGATCACGTTATGCCCTGACCACACGGATGAACTGCCTTAGTCTGACGCGACCAACTAGCCGAAAGGGAAACCGTGACCGAGTTCGAGAACACCTTGCTGATCGTGGTCTTCCCCGTCGCGATCATCATCCTGTACTGGCAGGTCGTCACCCTCACCCGCCGGGTAAAACGGCTGGAAGCCATGGCTTCCGACGACGACGAGGACTAAACTGAAAAAGCGGGCTGCCGGATACGAACGACGAGAAGCCCCCGGTAACCCATTACGGGCAACCGGGGGCTTCTTCGTTGCGTTAGGCGTGCATTACCAGCACGCGTTGTAACCCAAAGCGTCTGTGGTGCAAGACGTGCACCCTGACGTCACCACGGCGCTGCAAGCGATGATCGCGGCGGCGACGACCTTCGTAACACGCGACATGACCGGAGCCTATCGCTTCTATCCTCGCCACACGGCCAATCGCGCCGCCCGGTTCGCCGCGCGGATTTCGGCCATCTTGTCTTCGGGCATCCCCTGGACGTAGGGCAGCATCTCGTCGATGGCGTCCAGGCGCTTGTTCAGGGCGTCACGGATTTCGGCCATCTCGCGTTGCAGCTTGCTGAGTTCGGCCTCGTGCTCATCCTTGGCCTCTTTGAGTTCCTTTTTGCAGGCGGCGCACTCGGCTTTCGCGTTGTCGTAGGCTTCCTTGGCCTCCTCGCGCCACAGCTCGTGGTCGGCGATGACGGTGTCAGCCTTTCGTCCCGCAGCTTCGGCTAGTTGCGCGGCCGCTTCGGCGCGCCGGCCACCGCGGTGGAACAGGCCCTCGATCACTGCGACCAGGATCCCGGCACCAAGGAAGCCGGTGCCTCCGTTGGTCATCAGGTTCGCGAGGTTCATTTCAACCTTTCCACCACCCGCATTCGGCGGACGTCACGCACCGTGAGGATGACCACCGACAGGAACGTGGCGGTCCCGAGCGGGAAGGCGCCGTACATGCCGCGGCCCCACGATTCGCTGTGGTAGGTCGCGGTGTTGTAAGCCGCCAGCGCGAGGGCCAGGCCGAGGTCGCCACCGAGTTGCAGCCACATACCTGCGTAAGCGGACTTGGTGCGAGTCAACAGCTTTCCGATCAGGCACGTGCCCGGACCGGCGATGTGCAGCCAGTACCAGAGGGTGATGTTCATCGCGGCCATTGGGCCTGCATATTTCACCGACAGCGGTGGTTGCGAGTTCGCGATGACTAGGCCGTAGACGCCCACCATGATGAACAGGACGTAGAACAGCCACTGGAACAGGGCGACGCCTTCGCTGTCGACGGCGACGAAGAACCGTTTGATCAGCGATCGGCTGACGGGCGGGATGCGGCGGATCATGCGGGCGTTTCTTCTGCTGGCTGCTCGGCGTCAGGGGCTTTGTCTCCCTTGCGACGTCGTGCGGGCTTGGCCTCGGCGACCTCCGGTGCGTTCTCCGACTGCGTCGGGATGAACTGGGGGTGGTCGTACGGCCCCTCGCCGATCGTCTCCTCGACCTGCTCGAGTTCCGGGGCGTCGTCTGCCTGCGGCTCGTCCAGCAGGTCTCGTCCATCGGGATGGACGTGGGTGACCGGGACGGGGGTGGCGAACGCCGCGTAGAAGGCTTCGTCCATCTGGATCAGGCGCCCGTCTTCGTCGATCACGTGCAGCCGGTTGTCGCTCGCGCGGCCCACGAGTTGCATGTGTCGGGTGTCGACGATGCGGTGGAATCCGGGGATCGTGTGTAGCGAGTCGCCGCGGTCCAGTTGGGCCTGGGCGTAGCCGGGCACGCGGACCACGATCTCGGTGGTGTCAGTCATGGGATTCTCCTTTCAGCCGCCGAGTGGCGGGTGGCTTTGTGTTTGTGGTGGTGCCACATGCCGATTGATTCGGCGCAGTAGTGCAGCACCGCGCCGATGGCGATCAGGGCGGCGTACACCACGGCGGTCAGCATGGCTTCGGTGGACATGGGTCATGCTGCTGTCGGCATCGAGAGGGTTTGGCTGGACAGCACGACGATGTTGCCGCTGACGCCGGACTTGGAGGCGCTCGGCTGGACCGCGCCGAGGAAGTTGCCGCTGCCCACTGTGGCGTTGTCCCAGAACGACACCCACGAGATCGTCTCCGAGGACACGAGGGTGACCTGTGGCTGATTGGACATCGCGATCGAGCCGGCCGACGCCGACCCGAAGGTCGCGTGCTCACGGACGTTGGTGGCCGACTGGTTCGACGTGCCCGCGGTTCCGGGGCTGCCGGTGTGGAACTGGACATAGATGCCCGACGGGGATGACCATGCGGCCCCGTTGAACGTGGCGTTGAGCAGCGCGTCCACGAGATAGGTCGACGGCCACGCGGTCGAGAAGACGCTGATCGACATCGAGTCACTGGCGAATTGGACGATGTCGCCAGCGCCGCCCGACTGAGCTGTCGTTGCTTGGACGGAACCGAGGAAGTTGCCGCTACCCACTGTGGCGTTGTCCCAGAACGACACCCAACTGATCGTTTCGTTCGAGACGAGGGTGACCTGCGGTGTGTTCGACATCGCGATCGAGCCGGCCGACGCCGACCCGAAGGTGGCCGCCACGCGGGTGTTCGTGGCTGACTGGTTCGCTGTGCCCGACGCACCGGGGTCGCCGGTGTGGAACTGCACGTAGACCGCAGACGGCGGAGTCCATGGCGCGTCCCCGAAGATGGCGTTGAGCCATGTATTCACCAGATAGGTTGAGGGCCAACCGCTCACTTAACTGCTCCGATCATCATTGGTATGCGTAGAACCACGCCTCGCCGGGAGCGCCAGCACCGCCGCTGCTGCCGCTGAACGCGCTACCGGGGCCGCCAGCGCCAGCACCGCCAGGCGCGTTCCCTGCAGCGCCCCCGGTGTTTTGGGCAGCACCACCGGCGTAGGTCTGGCCGTTGTAGGTCTGGCTGGTCGGCGACGGTGCCCGACCGACAGCGCTGCCGTAGTTGGCGTACACACCGCCAGCGGCGCTGAGCCCTGCCCAGCCAGTCGCCGTCGCCGTGGTTGCACCGCCGCTCCCAGGGGCGGCGCCGCCGTAGACGCCCCGCGTTCCTCCGGCGCCGACAGTGCCAGTGATCTGCGTGGTGCTTATTGGAATGTCGGTGCCGCGAACCAACGTGGTCAGGGTGGCCCAGGTGCCTGCCGCGCCGCCTGATCCGTTGACGAAGCCAGCGCCACCGGCGTTACCACCCGATCCGCCGCCCAGCAGGATCACGTCGATCTTGTTGGCCCAGTACGGAATGTTGTAGGTGTAGGCCCCCGCGGTGCTGAATGAGGCCGGAACCGGTGACATCGTCGGCCAACTCAAAGAGGCTGTTGCGGAGGGCAGCTCGGTGGCGACGCTGGCGATCGGCCGGATGGCAAGAAGACCTGCTGATGCGGCGGGAGTGAGCACTGGGCTGGCCGACAGCAGTGCGATCCGTGTCAGTGCTGCCGCTTCGGCGGGGGTGATGCCGCCGCTGGCCGACAAGACCAGCATCTTCGCCAAGGCCGCCGCCGATGTCGGGGTCAGAGACGCGCTGGCCGCCAACAGCTTCAACAGCCCGATGGACACGCTGTCTGTCGGGGTGGCCGTCGCTGCGGCGTTGATGAATCCGCGCAGACCGATGGTCGCGGTCTCGGCTGGTGTGATGGTTTCGGCGGCTTGAAGTTTCCCGATCAATCGGAAAGCGGATGCCGCGGCCGGGGTGATTTGTTGCGCCGCAACGACTTGATAGATCGCGACCAATTCCGACGCCTGTGTCGGCGGCGACACATTGGCCGAAGCGAGGAGCGTGAGCAGCGCCCACCAGCCTTGAACGTATTCCGGTGTCGGAGCGGTCTCGTCGCCGAACCACCCGGTGCCGGTCTTCTGGGACGGGAATACCGGCGCGTTGCCCCACGACATCAGGCGGCCACAGCCTGCGGTCCGACAAAGTTGCACTCAAAGTAGGTCTGAGTGCCGGTGCCCTCGCCTGCGATGGTGGATGCAACACCCGTGCTGCTGGTGCCGTTGAAATAGCCGGGCTGGATGTAATCGCCTGCGTTCAAATACATCAGGAAGGTGTCGCCGAACCAGAACGGTTGGGTGGTGGGTAGTGTGACCCCTGAAGAAGCGGCGTAGAAGTAGGAGCTGCGCCCATATTTGTTCACTGAACCGTTCTTGTAGATCACCGGCGTGGGGCCAGCCCATTGCGCGGAATTGGCCAGCGGCGCAATCAAGACGTTGAGCTTCACCAGGTATAGGCCGGTCGTGCTCACTGTCAGCTTGTTCGATCCCGGCACGTAGGTGTAGTCAGCCGTCTGGTATGAGTTCGTGTCAAAGAAGCTGGCGGGGAACAGAGATACGGCGTTGTCAGTGAGAGTGGCCGTCGTCGCGCTGGCGCGGTACTGGCGGAAGTTAGAGCCGATGACAGCGACCGGGCCGTTGTCCACGAAGCTGAACGACGCGAGTGCGCCTGGGCTCAGATTCAGGCTGTGGTCGTCGTTGTAGTACATCCCGAAACCGCAGTAGCGGTAGCCGCTGCCAGAGTGAGACTGGCCGCTGCTGTCGGTGTAGTTCAACAGCAGGTTGTTGCCCGAGTAAATCTCATAGATCGGGGTCGTCCCGCTGAACCCGGCGATCAGTTGGAACCCGGTGCCAGCCACGAAGCCAGTGATTGATTCGGAGGCAACCATCGTGTCGCTGCCCGCGTTGACGAAGTGCAGTTCAACGCTGTTGGGCTGCAACAGCGCGTACACGTACGTTGTTGGGTTGGTCGGGCTGTCGGCGCGAGCGATCAGGGTGTTGTAGGCGTGCTCGACGTAGAAGCCGTAGCTTTGGGCTGGGGCGCTGGCGAAGACGCACGAAACCTGCTGGAAGTCGGTCATCGTCGCCGTGGGGTGCATGGCAAGCGCGAGGTAGCTGCCGGACCCGCTGGGCTGCATCGTCGCCGCCCCACTGGTGATTCCGAGCGTGCCGTCGCCGGTGGGCGAGTACGACTGGTCAAGACCTGCGATCGACGTCGCGTTGGCGAACGTCGAGAAATTCAGGTTGACGTTCACGCCGCCGTTGGCGGCTTGGGTGTTCTGGTTCTGCAACGCCTGCAAGGACGCTGTCGTGGCGGCCAGCGCGGCGGCTTGAGCTGCCAACGCCGCGTTCGCCTGCGACTGTGTCGCCGTGGTCGCCGGCTTGCCGGTGAGTTGGCTGACGATGCCGCCGAGGATTCCGCCGATCGTGGTTTCGACGGCGGTGACGGGGTTGCCGGTGCTGCTGCCGCCGGTGACGACGTTGACCATGTTGTCGATGACGCCTTGGACATCGGCTGCGGCAGTGGCCGCTTGGGTAGCGATCGCGCTCAGCCCGGAAATGTTGCCGGACGGGATCGCGAGCAGCGCGTCCGCGAGATCAGCGAGGCTAAAGCCTGAACCGCTGAAACCCAGCGCGTTCATGATCGTGTCGATCGTGGCCAGACCTTCGGTCATGGTGGCGGTGATGATCGGCAGCGCACTGGCCGGGATCGGCCCCGTCTTGGTCAGCGATGCGTCATCGAACCAGACCGTTCCCACCGTGGCTGTCGCCGCAACCTGAAGCTGCACAACGACATAGGCGACGGTGGCTGGCACGGTGTAGTTGCCCGACAGTTGCGTCCAGCCGCTCGACGTGCCCGCCGCGGCGATCGATTGCAGCACGGTGGTGGCCACGAAGCTGTTGTTCGCGTCGTAGCCGCTGATCGCCAAGCTAATGGGGCTGCCGGTCGACGTGACGCCAGAGAACTTCACCCACGCACTGGCTGCCAGCACTTGGTTCTGGGTTACCGCGACGGTGTTGGACACCAGCGTCTTGGCTGTGCCGTCCGCGACAGCCTTGGCTGAGCCGACCGTGGTGTGTCCGACCGTGCCGTCCCATGTGAAGTCTGGGTTGGATGCCAGCGACGCCGCACTGTCGAAACCGGGGTTGGTCAGCAGGTTCGGGTTGACGTTGCCGATGTGTGAGGATGGCAGCAGGCCGAGCAACCGCGAGTTGATCTGGTTGTACAGGTTCTCTGCGTCGACGGGAAGCGACGTGATCGCCGAAACGATTGCCGAGACACCGCTTCCGCCACCAGAATCGCCGCCCGCACCGGTCAGTTCCTCGATCAGCGGACCGATCAGCGGGATGTTGTCCAGCAAGGACGCGAGGTCGCTCAGGTCGACACTGGCCGTCACCCCGCCACTGAGAAATGACGTGAGGGTACGGATGATGTCTTGCGGCAGTGCCTCAATCGCCGACACCAAACCGGAGAGGCCGCTGCCGTCGCCGCCCAGCGCTTCGATCAGCGGTCCGATCAGCGGGATGTTTTCGAGCGCTGACTCCAAACCGGCGAGCCCGCCGCCGATCCCACCTAACGCGGTGGTGATCGTCGAGATGATGCTGGCCGGGTCTTCCCCGAACTCTTGCAGCGCGGTGAATGGATCAACGCCGAGGACGTTGACGTTAAGCAATGCCTCGACGATGGAATCCGCGACGCCGGTGAGTAGCTGCTTGCCCCACGCCTCGAGCTGCTGCGCGGACGGCGGCGTCGGAGTGCCACTGTCCAGCGGAGGAACGTTGTGGATCGACGGGTCCGGCGTGACGTTCGCGTTGCCGGCAGTAGACGTCATGCCGGGACCGGGTTCACCTTCACCTGGAAGCTGGCCGAGGTGGTCGTGTTCCAGGGGTTGTCGCTGTCGGTCTGGTTCTCGGCGTTGAGGAAGATGGTCGCCGCTTCACCCGCAGGGATGATGTTGTCGCTGCCCGCCACAAGGCCCGACGGCAGCGCGATCACCGGAGGCGGTGCTGCGCCAGCCGCGCCGTAGCCGTAGCCGCAGATGTCGCCGGTGGTCGAGTTGATCCGGGCCACCAAGTCGACGCGGGTGTCGGTCGCCCCGATCACCTGTGCCTGCGCGAAAACCTCAGGCCACCAGTCGAACGGCTGCGCGCCGATCGCGATCGACGACATGTTCTTGAGCGCGTTGGTGTTGCTGGCGGTCGCGGCGATCGACTCGGCGAGATACCAACCGCCTACCGGGATCGGCAGCCACTTCGCCTTGGAGTCAGCGGCGCTGTAGCCGATCAGGTAGCCCGCTGCGGCGGTCCCCTCAAGGTCGGTAGCCGTCAGAATCTCTGTGCCGCCAGCCGCACCGGTCGCGCCCGCGTTGACGTACATCGTCACCGCGTAGTTGGGCGGTGTGTCACCGGACGCTGGGGTGAACACCACCGCGGGGTTCGGCGACGGCAGCGTGGTCCCAGCAGCGACCTGCACCGTCTGGAAGGTCATCGTCGGTGAGACACCAGGGTCGCCCTTGGCGATGCCCTCGAAGTTCGCGATGCCGCCGTCCGGGCCGAAGATGACGATACCGACGCCCGACGCGAGATTGGTTCCCGCGGGGAACCGTACAGTGCCGTTGAAGTCGACTGAGCCGTCGGCGTTTTGGGTCCACGTTGACGTCATGACGACGGGTTACCTCCGCTGAGAATAATGTTGAGGACGGTTTCGAAGCCGACGATCTTTCGTTGGAACTTCGTCATCGGGGCTTCTTCGGACTTGCCGTCGCCGACCTGGAGCTTGACTTTGTTGTATTGCGTTCTGTTATCGACGATTTCGATTTCTTCGACGTAGTCGATAAACAGGGTCTTGCGTCGCGAGTACAGGACGAGTTGGGACGGGAAGATGTCGCGGCCAAGCTCGTAGGGGTAGCCGTCGATGAAACTGATTTGCGCGGCTGGGTATCCGCGCACATTCCACAGTCCGGCCGCTTCGGCGAACAGGGTGTCCAGCGTCAACGAGCCTGCGCCCGAAGGGAAGAACTTCTCCGGGAACATGAACGGCGACGCCGTTTTGGTCTGGAAGTTCTCGATCAGGCTGAACGCGAACAGCACGTTGTCGAAGACGCCGTCCAGCACGTTGTCGGGCAGTCCGGTGACTCCGATGACGATCATCAGGGAGTCGATCAGCCACTCGAGGGTGGCGTTGATTAAGTCGTTAACCCACTTTTAGGGTCCAAAGGTCCACGCCCCCTCAGTTTCCCGAGAGGGCGTGAACCTTGGGGCTCTGCCCACCTGTCACCACTTGCCAAGCAAGTGGATGGTGATGGTCAACGCTGTACTCGATGATGCCGCTCTTATCGACATCGAGATCCAGGATGACCCACGGGGTTACGAAGTCCACTCCGACAGTGGGCGCGAGGTACTCACCAAGGTCGGTTGCGACGTAGGGCTGGTTGTCGTTCGGGTCCAGCAGCGGCGCCAGGGCGTTGCCCTCCATCGCGCCCTCGAGCTGGGTGGCGTCGACCAGGACGCCCTCGAACGGCCCCCACGGGCCGGTGAAACCGGAGCGGTCCACCACCCGCACCACGACTGTCGGCTTTGTCAGCGGGAAGATGACGCCTTCAGGCTGCGGCTCGCCGGGCAGCCACATCACCGCGGTGATGTCGAATCCGTTGTCCAGCAACTGCTGCTGAATCAGCTTCCAGCAGGTGTCCATCCTGCCGTTGATTTCGATCCACGCCGACGTGTCGGTGGCCGGGTTGACCGGGATCACGCAGATCGGGGTGTAGACCGCCTGCAGGACATCGCTCAGGGTGAGGCCCTGACCCACGCTCGCGAGGTCGGCCTGCAGCTCTTGGAACCAGCCCTGCAGGTTCAGGTCCAGCGAGCCGATGTCGTTGATGATTTCCATCCAGCCTGACTGGACGCGCCACGCCTGCTCTTGCAGCAGGGTGGAGATCACAGTGAGGCCCGGACCCATCCCGAACCACTCGGACGGGTCTTGCACCCAGATAGGCAGGAACGGGTTCGGCCACGCCAAAATGCGGTCGAGCCAGTGCTTGTCGCCGATCAGCTCGCACTCGACGGTCCGCTTGCCCTCTTTGAACTGGTCGTGCGCGACATCGACGCGGCCCGACCATCGGTAGCCGCCCTTGTCGTAAATGACTGGGACGACGGTGGATTCGCATGTGATGGCGGTGTCCGCCAGCGGGTCAGATGCTTTGAGGCTCAGGTGGCCGGCGGGCAGGATCTGCCGCCCGTCCTTGAGTTGCAACTCGATGTGGTCGTTGATCTCGCCGACCAGGTTGTAGTACGGGTCGAACATGCGCCGCACCGCGGACTGCGGCGGGTTCTGCTCGAGCGCGGCCACCGAGGTAGCGACTTCCATCGCCATCGAGGCGCCCCATGCGCCTTGCAGTGCTTGCTGAACGAAAGCCGGATCAGCGATGTTCAGGCGGGGCATGTCCGCATCGGAGTCAGGGCAGCGATCACTTTCGAGGAAGCGTTGCCGCCTTGGATAGTGACGGGGATCAGCACCGGCTGAGCCTGCGATGGTGTCTCCACACCGGGGATGGGGTTGCTGAACCTTCCGTTGAGCAGCGAATAGAGGCCCGCTGCGCTAGTGGTGGTCTGCGGCGGCAGCACACCGAACAGCGACTCCAATTGGTCGAGCGCACCGACGATGCCGTTGGTGACATAGCTCAGCAGGCTTTGCAGCAGGCCCTTCTGCGCGGCGCTAGCGGTGGCCGGGGACGTGGTGCCCGGCGTCAGGTCGACCACCGACCGCAACCGCGGCAGCGTCGTGATCAATGCGACCTGACCGTCCTCGAGCGGGCCGAAGCTGATCATCGTGTCGCTGTTCGGCCCATCAGCGAAACTGAACGTGCCCGGCCCGTACACCAAGTAGCGGGGCCAGCCGTCCTGGTCACCAACGTTGGTCAGTTGGATGAAGCCCGAAACCGTTGCCACCGCTTCGTTGTCGGCGGCGGCGAACCCCGCCACGGGGATGAAGCTGGCCATCGGAGCGCCATCGAAACCGCCAGCGGTCTGCCCACCGAATCCGGCGTAGCGGTAGTCGGCACCCAACGCGCTGCCGTCGTTCGACTCGGTGAACGACAGGATCTGAATCCCGGAGCGCTGCAACGCGAACGACCGCGGTGATCCGGCCTTACTGCCGCAGACCAGAGTCCACGGCTCGTTCGGCAGCGGCGGGATCAGCAGCGGCTGGAACCACAGCAGCGTCGGGACACCGTCGTTGAAGCGTTCGATGATGACACCGGTCCACGCGATGCGAACACGGATCCCGTTAGCTCCGGTGCTATCCGCCCGACCCCAGATGTCGTTGAACGCCTCGTTGAGGATCGTGACACCGTCGAACGAGCCACCCATGTTTACGGTGATGATCTGGTCGTCGGTGTCGGTCGGGGTGTTGTAAATGCACACCACCGACTGGGTGCTGTTGCCGCTGTCAGCCCAATAGACCCCACCCGACTCAGCGACATAGACGTGCCCGGTGTGACCCTCTGAGTAGGTGACCGCCCAGTCATCCCCCAGCCCGGAATCGGTTGGGGTGGTGAACTTGTCGCCGAACGACTCGTACGACGGGGAGAAGCTGCACGTCGAGTCCATCCCCAACCAGAAGGTGTTGTCGATGCGGCACGAGTGCGTCATCTTCAACATCCGCAGCCGGCGAGCCTCGATCTTGTTCTGATCGCCCCACGACTTGGGCAGCAACCGCGCGTCGCAGTACCAGTAGCCGCCGTCAAGGGTGATGTGTTCCAGCCGCACCAGCGTGCGTGGGTTCCACATGCCCTTCCACTCGTCGATCAGCGCCTGCAACGCCTGCGGTGTCCGCGCGTGGGCCTCGAGGTCCAAGTCGATCTGGCCGGGCTCATAGACCGTGTTGGTCCACGTCACACCGTCCTGCAGGGCGGCCTGCAAGTCGATGTGCTTGAACGGTGGAGAGCCGAGCCCTCTTTCGCCGGTCACGATCATGCCGTCCTGTCCGGGGACACCGGGAGCGATCGGCGCCAGAGCGCCGTTGAGGTAGAACTGCGAGCTGCCGTCCTGGGAGCTGGCCCACAGGTGGTAGTCGGTGCCTTCCGCGAGCAGGCTCGCGCCAAGGGGCGTCAGTGGCCCCGATGGGTAGGTGCTCATCGGCCTTGTGAACTCGTGTAGGTGTTTTGGGCCATTTCGCCTTGCCTGTTGCCCCAGTGCTCAAATTCGTTCGGGTTCTGGGCGTGGACGTGTACGTCGCCGTAGAACGCCTGTCCGACGTTGGGTTGATCCGAGCCCGGCGGTTGGGCCGGATCGTTTGTGCCTTTGGTGTTTCCGGCGGTGTTCTGTCCAGTTGGTCGAACGCCAGCGACACCAGCGAGCAGCCGGCCGGGAATGGTCTTCATCCAGTCACCGCCGCTGCCTCCACCGCTCGGCACGAGTGCCTCAAGCAACCCCTCCGCGGCAATGCCGCCGAGTTGCGCGCCGTAGGAGGCGGCGCGGTTAATCTCTTGGAAGGCGATCGACATGACGCTGCTCGCGGCAGAACCCGATCCCGGAGCGAAAGCGTTCGCGGCCATCGACGCGGCGCTCTCAGCCGCGCCCTCGACCGAGCCGAGAATGCCGCCACCGAAACCGATTCCCTGCGACGCGGGCAGCCCTTGGCCGGGCTGCTGGTTCGGGTCTTGCCCACCGGGCTGCGCTAGGCCGGGCAAGTTGTGGATGTCGCTACCGAGGGCACCCTGCGGCTGGTCGGCAGCCCCCGGCGCGCCACCCGCTGGTGGCTGGCCCGGCTGAGCCGCCTCCGCTGCTTTCAGGCTGGGCTGCCCGATCTTCAACGGCGACTGTTGCTGCTGATTCTTGATGTTGGGCGCCGCGGGAGGCTGCGCCACCGGACCAGGCGGCGGCGCGGGTGCGCCAGGCTGCACCGGATCGCCGGTGCCGGGGGCGTAGTGGCCCACGCCGCTGTTCATGAACTGCAGGTACGGCAACCACTGCTGAGTCGCCTTGGAGTTCATCACGAACTCGCCTGGGCTCAACCACGCCGGGATCGTGTCCGTGCCGGACGGACCGCCCGTGGCGAAGTACTTGACCAGGCCGCCGAAGGCGTAGGCGTGGGCAGGCCCGATCGGAACGCCCGGTATCCCATGGGTCATCCGCGGGATCGCCGGTGGCGCTGTGAAAGCGTTCTTCAACAGGGCTCGTTGCTCATCGTTCGACAAGTCACCGATGTGGCGTCCGAGCAGAGGCAGGAACGCGCCGCGGGCATCACTGGACTGCGGAGCGCCCGGCAAGACGGGGGCCTGTCCCGGTGGCGGTGCCGGATGACGCCTGTTGTAGTCGTCCAGCATCCCCCGTGCTTCTTGCGCGTGGACACGGTAGTTACCGCCCTGGTCGTATTGGCCTGCGCCGGACAGCTCGACTCCCTGCGCGATGGCATTCGGCGCGGCGTTGGGATTGGTGTGCCGCCCGTGGGTGTAGGCATAATACCAAGCGTCGGCGTTCTTTATTGGATCGTTGAGGTCCGCGTCGGAGATCCCGAATGTCGATTGCTGTCCCGGATGGATCTGGAAGGGGCCATGCGCGAGCCCGCTGTCACCCAGAGGCGGGTTCGCCCTGAAGCCGGACTCGCCGCCCCACGCCTCCAGTGCGGCGACGATGACGTTGTCGGGCAGCCCGAGGGACTTGCCTTTCGCGATGATGTAGTCCCGCAGGTTGCGGTCCTGGGCGGTGCGAGGACTGTTCACTCCCCATCCGCCGGGGATGTAACCGCCGGGATCGGCTCCGTTCAGTTGCGGCAGCGGGCCAGCCGCGGTCGGAACAGACGGCGCGGCTGGCGGCGAAACAGCGTCAGGTGCCCCAGCGCCAGGGCCAGCGGGTGCACCGACAGGACCACCGACACCGGCTGGGCCACCGCCGCCTTCACCCCCACTGACACCGCCAGTGCCGGACGCCGACGCAGGGCCACCGCCCCCGAAACCACCAGCGCCCGAGGCGCTTCCGGCAGCCAATCCCGCACCGCCAAGGCCACCACCACCGGGACCACCAGATCCCCAGTTGGTGACAAAGACCGGGACCACTCCCTGCCCAGCACCACTGGTACCGGGGAGCGCGCCAGGGATTCCACCGAGCAGACCACCGGAGCCTTCCGTGCCAGACTCTGCTCCCACACCTTCCTCACGACGCCTGCCGCGACGGGAGCGCCTACCGCCGTCGACACTCGCGCCTTCGAAGTCCGGGATACCGTGGAAGGCGGCAACTTCCATCGGCCCAAGCACCAGGTCTTCCACAAAGCCAATGGCGTTGCGAACCAGACCCGGCAGACCGCCCTGTAGCCAGTTGTCATCGAGTTTGACGGGCATGAACGGCGAGCCGCTTCCGCTGCCGCCGCGGCCTTCCCCTCTAATCCCGGAAAGCTCTCGGTTGATCTCATCTAGCTTCTTTTGAAGCCAAGGGATTTCGCCGCGGCGGGCCGGGTCGCTCGAGTTCCTATCGTCGGCAATACGCGCCTGGATCTCGTTCGCTTCCGTCTGCAGACGCTCAATCCTCTTGAGGTCTTGGTCTAGCGGATCTTCGTCCTTGGCCTTCTTGCCGCCGCCACCTCCGCCGCCACCACCGGCATACGGAGTGTCCCGCGCCTCGGGCTGCGACGTATCCGGCACAGGTGCCGTCAGGTCCGCATTGGGCTGACTGGTGTCCGGCGTGGGCTGGTCCGGCGGTGTCGGCACCGGTCCGCTGTCAGGGGTTTCGGGAGCCGAAGGACCGTCGTGGTCACCACTGAGGAACTGATCCCAGGCCCCCCAAGCAGCACCGCCTATCCCACCGACAATCGCAGCGGGGACGCCGACCTCCGGCCCGAAGAGCATCCCGATTCCGCCGAGAACCGTGGCTCCCGTTCCCGCATCCGAACCGACAACACCCCATTTGTTCGGTGCGGTTCCCGGCCTTGTATTGGCTTGCAGGGCATCTCCGCCCATCGACAGCGCCATGCCGCCCGCAACCGCAAGTGCAGCCCTGGCCCTGTTCGCCGCCGCCATCACCCTGCCCATGGCGCCAACCTCAGTGTTTGCTGCAGCCACAACACCTGCCGCGCCGGCCTCGGCTGCGGCACCAGCACCACGCATCTGCGCATTGGCCTCGGCGGCAGCGGTCTCGAGCCTGTTCTCCGCCGAGATCTCCTCGTCGGCGGCGGCGTTGACACCCGAGGCACCAGCCTGGGCAGCGTTACCGCTGCTGCGCAGCTCTTGATTGGCCTGGTACACAGCGGCTTTGACGCGCTGTTGGGCGTTGGATTCTTCAGTGGCGGCAGCGTTGACGCCGGTGGCACCGGCCTGAGCCGCCGTGCCGGATTCACGCAGCGAGGTATTGGTCTCGTCAACAGCCTTCTTAGTCAGGCCGAATGCTTCCCGGAAGCTCTTGACGCTGTTCACCAGCCCGGTCGCCAGCCTCATGCCCAGGAACAGGCCAGCCAAGATGGTGGCGTCCTCGATGAGATCCTTGACCAGCGCCTTGTGCTGCTGCATCCAATGCACGCCGGTCTCAAGGGACTTCACCCAGTTGGTCGCCATCGGCAGGAAGTCCTCGCCGAACTCGATCTTGAGGGCATCTACCGACGCCTTGAAGTCTTTCCACTGCGCGTTGAAGTTCTGCTGAGACCGCTGGAACTCCATGACGTTCCCGCTCGGATCCGCCTGGGCGTTGGCGATGTCCTGCCGGTCCCGCATGGCTTCGCCGTTGTTCCTGTCGGTCACCTGCAAGGCGGTACGAGTGGCAACGTCGCCGCCGAGGGCGTTGCTGAGCGCCTGAAGCTCACTCAACTGGTCGGTGTGCAGACCTGACAGGACGCGGTTGAATCCCTGGTTGCGCTCGTGGGTCTGCATCCACTGGTCAACGATCCGGGCCTCGGTAACCCCGAGTCCCCCGCGGCTTCTGCGGAAGTCCGCCTGCGAAAGCTGGCCGCTAGTGATCCGATCGGCCACAGCCCGCTCCGCGGGAGACAGACCCTCGTACTGGCGCCTCTCCAGACCCTGCGACGCCGGGTTGTTCTCCCAGGCTCCGAGGATGACCTCACCGTTTGGCCCCAAACGCTGATCGACAGCACTGCGGATCGCCTGGACGGTCGGGATGTATCCCCGACTGCGCAGCATCTGCGGAACCTCGCGGGGGTCGACCCCGATCGCGGCCATCCCCTCGGCCTGCTTCGGGCCGATCCTTTGCAGCGCGTTCAGGGCGAAGTTCAGGTTCTGCCCGGCCTGGTCGGCGCCCATACCCGACCGCGTCAGCATCGACAGGGTGGCCAGCAGATCCTGGAGGCTCTCACCGACAGCAGCCGCAGTGGGCTCCACACTATGCAGCGCGCCCGTGAAGTCGGCAAAGGTGGTCTTGCCCAGTCGGACTGCCTCGATCAGCTTGGACGTAACGTTGGCGGCCTGGTCGGCGCCGAGGTGGTAGTCATGCAGGGTGGTGGTGACCGCGTTGGCGGCCTCATCCAGACCAATGCCTTCCTCGGCAGCGCCTTGAGCGGCGGCCTTCATGACGTTGAGGGCCTCGGCGCCCCGGTAGCCAGCCTGCTCAACCTTCAGCATCCCGGTGGCCAATTCGGTGGGATTCCATCCAGTTTGGCTGGCCAGTTCCATCAGGCCGTCGTGAACGACCTTCATGTTCTTGGGAAGCTCACCACCGACCGTGCTAAGCCGGGTCAACTGCACCTGAAAGTCGCCGGCGGCCTTGGTGGCATCGACTGCGGCAGCGACGAATCCGCCCACGATGCCCGCAGACGCGATCGTGGCCGCTCCGTGGAAACGGCTGAGCGCCCCAGTGGACCCCGCGACAGCAGTCGTGAGGTTGTCGTGGGCGGCTTTGGTGTCCTCCACCGACTTGGCGTGCCTACTGGTCGCCACCGCGGCTGCGGCGCTGGCATCGGTCGCCGCCGCGGTGGCCCTCATGGCTCTAGCACTGGACGCGGTGTATTTGTCCACCGCCTCCTCGGCGGACCGCCATGCGGCCACCGACCGCAGAGACGCGGCTTCCGCCTTCTGCGCCAGGAAGTCCTCAGCCTGAGCGGCTTCGGTGAGCTTCGCCTTCAGCGCGTCGATTTCGGCGCGAGTGCGGTCGGTCCTGAACGATTTGAAAGCGTCGGTGAGAGCGGCACCGAGCCCCCTATTGATGCCTCGCCCGACATCATCGAAGACCGAGGTGATCTCGCGGGCAGCGGCAGCAGCCGAGGCGCGGTCCAGGCGTGACTCAACGTCCAAAAACACTGGCATTGTTGTGAGTCACCGCCTTTCAGGTACTCGTGCGTAGAGGGCAGAGCGGTACGCGCTCTTAGCGCCCTGGCTGTTTTCTTGCGCAGCCTTCTGCTTGGCGTCCATCGCCCACCGCTCCACGGGTGAGAAGTACGACTCGTAAAGCATTCGGCTGACCTCCATGTCGCCTTCGGCGTTCAGCGGCGCGAGCTGCCGCGCCAGAGCCGCGGCCCGGTATTCCTCAGGTGCCCACTCGTAGTCGAGGCCGAAGGGCACGCCTCTCAGCGCGCCCTTGTACCTCGACTTGGCTGGCAAACCGTCGAGCAGCGCCAGGAACTCGCGGCTGCTCATATCGCCGCGATGCCACTGCGCCACGGTCACGCCGTGGTAGAACTCGCGGAAGTCAGCTTCGATCTTGGCCGCGAAGGGCCGCCATCTAGCTATCGCCTTCGTTACTTTTGGGGTCTTCCCGACGCTTCTTGGCCAGGGCGGCGTTCATCTGCCACCAGACCAGGGTCACGTCGGAGGAACGCCCGCCGGCTGCCTTGAACTTCTTGTATCCGGCGTCGCCGAAGATGGCCTTTGCCAACATGACTCCGTGGCTGTCGACGAGCTTGCCGTCCTTGCGGTACGGCTCGAGGATGTCGCCCCGGCGGATGACGTTGCCGTCGTTGTCGGTGACGTCCGGTGCCCGGTCGAGGTTTTCGATGTCCAACTGCATCTGGTCGTAACGGGCTTGCTGCTCGTCGTCGAGCATCGACGGGTTCGGAATTTCGAACTGCTCGTCACTGTTCGCGGCCTTGACGTAGACGGACTTCATCAGGCCCAAGGACTCCGCTGCCTGCTCGCGGGCCTCTTCCAGACTGACGGGGTTGATCTGCATGGCTTGAATCTCGTTTCTCTGCATGGCTGCCTGCATGTGGAAGCTCACCGAGGCGCCTGGCCATGCAGTAACAGACGCCCCGGTGAGTGATCGGGTTACGAGAGAGCGGTGATCGAGTTCGACGGCTGCGTAGTCGAAGTCGCGTCGTTCGATCCCGTCGCGGTGACCTGGAACTTGTACGTGTCCGCCGCGGTCAGCCCTTGCACGGTGAAGGTCAGCGTGCCGGTGCCACGACCGGTCGGGTTGGTACCCGAAGCCAGCGTCGCGGCGGTGTACGAGCCAGAGCCGCCTTCCTGCTGCGCCACCGTGTACTGCGCGTCGGTGACGTCGAAGCCGGTCGGCTCGGCCACGCTGACCGTAGCCTTCCCACCCGCCACTGCGGTCGCGACCGGAGCGGTCGTCGAGAACGTCGGAGCACCGCCGAGCGCACGCCACGCGATGCCTTCACGGCAGATCCACGACACAGCCTGGCTGTACGGGTCGACCAGCGCCGAGTAGGTGAGTTCCAGCGACTCCGGGTTCTTGCGCTGCAGATCGGTCTTGCCCTTCCGGTCGGTGACGACGCGTGGGAAGACCTCAGCGCGGAGCTGACCGTCGGTGTCCACACCGAGCAGCACGATGATCCGCTCCTGCAGCATGTCGAACGGAGGCCGCGACACCTGGTAGCCGGCGGTACCGACATCCGGGACGTTCTGCAGCGGCAACTCGTAACGCAGGTAGTCGACGAGCGGGGTCGCCTCGACCGGCGTGAAGGCGATCTTGTCGCCCAACTTCGTCAGCACGTTGCGCACGGTCCGAACCGACTGTGCCGTAGGGGTTTCCTGCACGGTCTCGTCCGGGGTGATCGACGTGGTGTCCTCTTTGAGTTCACCGATGTGGTAGAAGCCCTGGTTGTCACCGGACGCAGTGATCAGCAGATCCTCACGGATCGTGCCGTCCGCAGCGAACGGGGTGAACAATCCAGCGGAGCCGAGACCAACGGCGGGGTCGGTCAGGTTGAACACCGTGCCGTCCGCCTTCAAGTAGTCGCGGATCAGCACGTCGGTGATCTGCCAGTAGCGAACTGCCAGCGGGTTCAGGCTCGGCTCGAGGGCGGTTGCCCAGTTCGCGCCGGAGTCAGGCAGCGTCATAATCAGTTTTCCTTTCGATGGGAGACGGCGCCTTGGCCTGGATTCGCAAGGCGTGCATGACGTCTGGCGGCCTGCCGGTTCGACAGGCCGAGAATGTGGGTGGGACGGCGTTTAGGTCGCCATGAAGTGCAGCGCGACCTCGTAGCGGGCTACGAAGCGGCGAATGGTGTTGTCTTGGTAGTCAACCCATGTGGGGATCTGCACCGTGTCGCAGGAAATCGGTGTCACGACACGGTTATTGCTGATCGTCACCTGCTGTGGCGCCGAGAATGGCGGACCGAGGAGGAGCATCCGCTGGTGGGTGAGTTGTGCTTCCGATTCGGCGTCGTCCATGTTGTTGTGGAATGTGTGGACCGAGACGATTGCACGCTGCATCACCTTGTACTGATCGGTGCCCGCTACGGGGGTGACCATCCGATAAGGCAGCACAGCGCCTGAAGGGCGGTCGGTCCCGACGCCATTCGGGTCGCCGAGGGGTCGCAGCCACGTCACGACGACTTCACTCACACTGGGTGGCGCCAAGGGAAATACCGGTGTGGTCATCGTCGCCGGCCCCTTCGCCGTGGTCTTGCGGCGTTGAACGCCGCCGACCGGGCTTGCCGCGCTTGGTTGACACGGCCCCTTTGAGCGGTGATCTCGTGGGCCGCTGCGCCTTCGGCCATCAGCTTGGTGAGCTTCTCGACCTCGCCGCGCAGGTTCTGCTGAGCGCGCTCGACGCCTTCAGCGAAGTCGGGACCGGTACCGCCATGTAGTGCTGCCGCTTTCGCGAACGGCGCGTACTCAGGCATGTGCCGGCTGCCTAACTCGATCCACACGGCCTTGTAGTCGTCGTTGATGACGCGGCGGGCATGGGGTTTCGTGGGGTGCAGGATGACCTTGGTGGCGTCCCGGTAGTCGCCGGGTGAGCCGTGGGGCGGCGCGCTGCGCTTCTCATCGTGACCGGTCTCCCCGAAGACCGGTGACAGCTCTTTGATTTCGCCAGCGATCTGGTGCGCCAGCTTGTCAACCTCAACGTCGACGCCGGCATCGGTCAACATCTGCGCCAGGATCTCGCTTTCGATGCTCATCGCTATCCCCGTTGCAGTTCGCAGTCGATCGTGACGTGATCCAGGCCGGCGAAGTCGTAGAACGGCTTCACACCGGTGATTTCGTAGGTGTCGCCGTTGAAGATCAACTCGCCGTTCGGGTTCGCGGCAGTGACGGCGTCTACGGGTGGGGCCAGGCAGCGCCACAATTCGGTCTGGACGTCGGTTTCGGTGATGACTTCGGAGGCGCTCAGCGGCTGCATGAAGCACCCGGTCACATCGGTTTGCGTCTTGACCTCGGTGGGTCCGACGCGGCCAGGTTCGCCCTCGGTGATGGTCACGAACGTCACCGTGTGAGGGCCCATGCTCATCACAGCGACACCAGCCGGTACGCCCCGAGCAGCGAGTCATCGAGCAGTGTCGTCTTCTCGCGGTCCGACCAGCGGTAGGTGGCGTCGCCGGCTTTGCGCTCAGTCAGGTTGTACGGGTTCGCCAGATAGCCGGCCGCAGCTTTGATGACGGCATCGATGATGGGCTGCGGAAGATTTGCGTCATCACCTTCAGTGATGAACCCGTGGGTGTAGGTGACCCTCAGCGACTGGCGCAACCGGGGCCAGTGCGGGCCGAGTTGCGGGATACCGACTTCGCCTGTGGTGTCCCAGATCAGGCCGTCGGGCTGCCAGTTGTAGTTGGTCAGAGACACCCACGTCATCTGCCCCGACTGCGGCAGCCACGCCTGCACCGAGGACACGGCTGTGACTGGCGGGTCGGGCAGCAGAGCCGTACGTCCCGGCCAGTAGGGATCGACGATCGCGGTGTCGTCCACGACCTGAGCAAAGTGCCGCTCGCAGTACGCTTCCACGCTGCTCGACGCCCACGACAAGGCGGCGTTGAGGCTGTCGTCGTCGTAGTTGGCGGCGATGAACGCCGGCACCTGGGACGCGGTTACGAGGCTCATGTGCTCAGGCGGACCTTCATGTCGACCGGGCCGTAGTTGCCGTCGGGCAGCCGTGTCATCACTGGCCGGATCACGTAGTCGACGCCCTCAACCTCCGGGTCGTCGCGAGGCGACTCGTCCCGTTCAGCGATCACTTGGTCTCGACGTCCTGGTTCTTCTTGGGGTCGGACTTGCGTGGACTCTGAACGACTTTCGTCGCCACGTCGTCGCGCTTGGGCTTGTCGGCCTCGACGCCCTCGGTCAGCGGGCCTTGGGTGGTCGCGGCGTTGTGGACGTACTCGTTGATGCGGGCGGTGTAAACCATCCAGATCCCTCCTCGGGTGGGCACCACGAGCAGCACCCCAGAGGCGTAGCGCGACTGGGGTGCTGCTGCGGCTTCGGTGAATCAGGCTTACGAGCCGTTCTTGAGGACAGCCAGCTCGAAGAGTTCCGGGCGCTCGATCAGCAGACCGACCCTTTCCTCCGCGCGCGCGGTCCACAGGTTCTGCTCGAAATCCGTGCCGTTCTGGTTGGCGATGTCGACTCGCAGACCGCCGTTGCGGATGACCGCGCCAGCGTCGGCGAAGTCACCGACCAGGACGTAGCCCGCCGGCCACGCCGGAGTGGTTGCGGTCTTCTTGCCCCACAGGGTGAACTGCTCGACGGCACCGGTGCCGTTGCCGCCAGCGTTGTTGGGGTAGCCGTAGTCTCGACCGAAGAACGACCCACCCATGAACTGGCCGTTGTTGTCGGTCGACAGCCGCACGGTGACCCAATCCATCGGGTTCATCACCACGGCGTCGGGCTCGAAGAGTTGCTTGACGCGAATGTCGGTCAGCATCTCCAAGATCCCCACCGCGATCTGCGGGCCGGTCGGGGCGACACCGCTGTCGCCGGTGATCGCGCGACCCGGAGTCACCGAGGCGACCGTGTCCGAACCGACGCCAGCACCAGGGGTGTTGGCGGCCGGGACGACCAGGTTGGTCACCGCCGTCTGTGCCGCGGACTGTGTGAAGCCCGTGCTGCGGTTCAGCAGGCCGTTGGCGCCGGGGTAGCCCGAGCCGGCGAGCAACTCCACCTCTTCACGACGCTGCACACCCTGAGCCAGACGACGCTGAATCAACGCCCACACGTACGGGGCGTCCTGAATCAACTCGTCGGTGACGCGGGCGAGGTTGGCGATCTTGCCGACCTGCTCGGTGTAGCGGTTGAAGCTGTGCGTCGAAGTCGGCTTCGTCGCACCTTCGTTGACCGCTGCGGCGTTGTTGGTCCACGACGCCTCCCGCACGTACGTGACCACGGGGCTCGACACCGGCATCTCCGGGAAGAGCTGTGCGATCACGTTGGGGTAGAAACGCAGTTCCACGATGCCGGGGATGAATTCCGGGGCGATCGCGGGACCAGCCGTACCTCCGAGGAAGTAACCCGACAGCTCAGACGGAGCCGTGGTGCCACTGGCGGCCTCACCCGACAGCCCGGTGACGCCCTGCGTCTTGAGTCCGGCGTCGTCGAGGAACGACTTGTAGCCGAACTCGAGGCTGAACGAGCCACGCTGCCGGTTGGCCGCGTGAGCCTTCAACTGGGCGAAGGTGTCGTTGATCTGCTTGAGGTGCTGACCCACCGGCGGGGCGGCAGGGTCGTCCTGCGGTTGGTCAGCACCGGAGTCGGCGGCCGAGCGGAAAGCCTTGGCCCGGTCGTAACTCTTGATGGCGGTGCTGATTTCCTCGTTGCGCTTCTCAGCGTTCTCCATGTACTGCGAGAACTCGGCGACGGTGATGTCACCGTTGTCGAACGCCGCGCTCTTCTCCTTGACGGCAGCTTCGAGTTCCTTCGCCTCTTGGCGAAGGGATTCTTTATTGGGCATTTCAGTCCTTCGTGTTGGCTTTGATCAGGAATGCGAGCGATCGGGCTCGCAGCGCCGCGCGCTCAGCGGAGTCGTCGGCGGCGGCGGCGGCCTTGGCGGCGGTCGCGGCGGTCGAGTCGTCGGTTGATCCCTGCGGCGAACCGGCAGAATCGCCGGAAGCATTGGTGGGGTTGTCGGGGTCGTAGACGCCCATCAGGGCCATGAGGCGGCCCGCGGATTCCTGCGCTGCGACAAGCAAATCCAGCGCCTGGCCCACAGGTCCGGGGAGCGTTGAGCGGTCAACGCTGGCGGAGAGTTTGGTGGCCTCATCGAGGGTGGCGTCGAGGCCGGCCAGCACCTTGCGGGCGTCCTTGGTCACTACTCCGCTGGCGGACTTGTTGGCGCCAGAGCTGGCCCCGGTGTCGAAGTCGGTGATCTCACCGGTGCTGCACATGGCGCCGAGGTGGTAGGCGGCGTCGTGGATGGCCTGAATGAGTTCCTGCATGGTCGGATTGGCCCGGTCGCCGCCTTGGGCGTCGCTGATCCCGTCAGCGGCCTTCTGCTCAGTGACCCACTTGAGGTAGGCGCCGATGGTGAACGCCTTGTCGTCGCCTGCGATTTCGATCCCGAACCGGCGGGCTGCTGACCGGATCCTCTGCTTGATCGTGGAAAGCTGCTCGGCGGTGTACTGCGAGGCGTTGCGCTGCTGGTTGACGTACGACCAAGCACTTCTGACGTGGTCCGCGGTGTCGATCGGGTAGCGGGCCTTGCCGTCCTGCTGGTAGCCGGGGTCGGCGTAAGGCACGTCCCCGTATGGCTTTTTGTCAGACTTGGACGAGAGCACAACCGCCTCCGGGTTGGCGGGGACAGCCACGAATGCTGCGTTGAGCAGTTCCCGGACAGGCTTGGCGTCCTTGCGGTGCCGCTGCTCTGAGAAGGCAACCGAGACGGTCTTGATGTGACCCTCGTTGACCAGCGTCCGAACCGTCTGGGCATGCGGCGTCGAGGCGAACGTGCCGCGGACCTGCAGTTGCCCCTTCTCGTTGATGAACGGCTTGCCTGATCCGACCGTGGTGGCCACGCTCATGCCGTGATCGGAATCGAACGTGATGTGCTCGGGCAGAGGGGTTTTCCACTCGTCGGCATGGAGCCGGTCGCCGTCCCGGTCGAGGGCGTCGGTGGACAAAATGACGTCGAACGAACCGTTAGGTGCTTCGTCTTCGGCTGGAATGACCTGCGCCGTGGCGTCTTTAGTCACCAATGAGGGGCGAACACCTAGCTCTTGCGTAGCGCCGCTGGTGAACAACTTCTCGGGCACTAGACGGTCCTTTCGATGATCAGTCCGCACGCCTCGCGAATCGCTTCCTCGTCGGCGGGGTACTTGTCGAGCAGCACTCGGACTGCCTCTTGGATCGACTTGCCGCCACCGATGTGTCCACCGATGTCGCGGATGTACTTCAGCGCCTTCGGACTTGGCTCCGACGCCGGAAGTCCAGGGACCAACCTCGGTACCGGGGTCGCCGAGCCGCCTGGGGTGGCTGGCGGCACGACAATCGGGTACTGGTCCGCTGGGGTGGGCTGACCGATCTGACCTGCGATGGTGAGGCGCTCCGCCATGGCCGGGTGGCCGAGAGGCTGAATTGCGCTGTTGGCGTAGAGCTTGTCCGCGATTGGTCCTGCGTCGTCGAGGTCGAACGAAGGCCGGGCCTCGGCTGGCTTCTCGATGCCCGCCATGACCAATTGGGCGTGAGCGAGGGCGCGCTTCTCGAAATCGCCCCGCAGAACGGAATCCACAGCGAACCGGGCGTACTTGTCGCCGTTGAACTCCGACCCCACATGCGTGTCCAGGGCCGACTCGAACTCCTCGATGTGCGGCGCCATCGTGTCGCGGTACACCGAGCGCATGTTCTCGGTGATGTTGGAGAACGTGGCGTGATCCATGATCTGCAACGCCGCCGGCGGCATGTCGAAAACCGTGCAGACCTCTTCGCGGTTGAAGCGCCGCGACTCGATGTACTGCATTTCCTCGGCGGTCAACTGCAAAGGCGTGACCTCGGTGCCGTTTTCGAGCACCATGACGCCGCCGACGTTCGTCGAACCGCTGTACTGCTGCTCAAACTGTTGCCGCAGCCGCTCTTTGCCCTTGGGGTCGAGCTTCCCGTCGAGTTTGAGAGCAAAAGACGGGCGCCCCATGCGTTTCCACCACGACGCGGTGGCGCGACGCGACGAATCCTCGTTCATCAGCGTCGAACGCAACGCCTCAAGTCGCGACAGGCCCCGCATCGTGTCGTCGGGGTTGTACTCCCGGAACGGGACGACGTCCTCTTCGCGGATTTCCTCGTTCGGCTGCCCCATGAAGCGATACCGCAGCGACCCGTCGGACTCGCGGTGGATCTGAGTCATCGCCGGATGCATCGGAACGAACCCGGTGATCTGGTTGCCGCGACCCTCACGCAGCTTGATCCAGTACGCCTCGCCGTAAATCAGGCGTGTAGCCCATGTCCAGCGCAGGAAGCTGTAGGTGTCCATTGTCGGACACGGGTTGGCGATCAACTTCGCGTAGGGACTGTCCTGATCGAGCACCTTGCCGGTGGGCGAAGCCTCGTCCCAGACGAACATGTTCAGCCGGGCGATGTTGTTGGCCAGCTTGTTGACGACCGCGTTGATCATCGGTTGGACCCGGTACATCTCGCCGTACGTGGCGAACCGGGTCTCTAACTCAAGGCCCGTCCGTGGAACGAAGTACGAGCTGTAGAACATCGGCGCGGTCTCGGCGAATGCCTGCGGGGCAATCGGCGAGAATCCGCCATTGGCGAGGATCACGTCGGGAGTTCCTGAAGGTAGGCGACGTTCACCCGGTCGACGTAGACCCGTCCAACGATGGGATCGGGCGTCGCGTCCGGCGTCAACGGCACCGTCGCGCAGTCATCGAAGACCCAAGTGACGTCGTCACTGTCGACCAGAACGCCGTTGAAAGAGCCTTCGCTGCCGGTCAAAGTGACGGCGAAACGCCGGCGAATGGCCCGCTTTATGAGGCGATTTGGGCGCATTCGCGGACCTTTCTGTCAGAGGATGAGGACGTCCTGCTCGCTGTAGACCGAGTAGGTGTCACCGCCACGGGTGTGCCAGGCGTTGACGGCCATCACCGCCGCCGGCACCGCGTCGATCCGTTTCGATGCGGTGGTACGGTTCGGTTTGTCGGGCCGGATGAGGTCTGGGTCGTACTTGGCGACACGGGCCTCGCAGGCTTCGAAGCAGAAGCGCGCCAGCGGATTTCCGTGGTGCCGGAACTTGCCTTCGGTCACCATGTCGAAGATCCGGTGCATCCCGTCCGACATGTGTGTGAAGTCGTTGGTATAGGCGAAGATCCCGTTGATGTAGGTCCGGGACTCGATTTCCTGGATAACGGGGTCTGAAGACCACTTGTCGGCGTCGCCACCGAGGATGGTGAAACGCGCGGCATCGGACTCGATGTCGGCGTAGACCTTCTCGTAGTCCAGAACGTCACCCTGGGTGATCGTCAGCCACCCGTCCTTGGCGAACTCGGTGAACCGACCGTTGTTGAGCTGATCCAAACGAGCGACCGCAGATTCCGGCGCCCACATCCGCCACACCAGGTCCACGCCGTCGTCGGACGGAAACAGGTAGCAGATAGCCGTCAAGTCCTGGCGGGCAGCGAGGTCCAGACCGAACCAGCACTCCCGGTCCGTGAACGCCTCGAGCGTGGCCTTGGCGTTCCGGTGGATCGTTCCGGCGCACTTGTCCCACAGGTGCATCCGCATCCACCGCACTGCGGAGTTCTGCCACTGGTTGAGCCGGTACTGGCGGAACGCCATCTCCGCGATCGGGTTGTTCTGCGCCTCAAGTGCTTCCTCACGCAGCGACTCGATCTTCAGAAACGAGCCCAGCGCCGGGTTGGAGTGATACCAGTTCCGTTCGTCCCACGGGTCGGCATCCACCGGGGTGTTCCGCAGATAGGTGAAGATGTGCGGTGACCGGGACGGTTCGTCCGCGACCGCCTGCATTTCCTTGTGCATCAGGCCGGCGAACGACTCCGAATCGTTCCCGGCGGTCGTGGCGGCCACCATCAGCGGCTGCCGGCGGGTACCCATACCGGTGCGCAGGGAGTCCCACACGTCTTTGTCCCGCCACGCCAAAATCTCGTCCGCGATCACACCAGAAGGGTTGGAACCCAACAGTCCCGGCGCGTCGGCGGCAATCACCTGGTAGAAGCTGTTAGTCCGCTGGTCATAAATCCGCTTGCGGTGCGGGGTGATCTTCAACCGCTTCGCCAGCACCGGCGAAAACCGAACCATCTGCGCCGCAACGTCGAACACCACCGACGCCTGCTCGCGGTTGCGAGCAACACCGAAGATTTCGGCGGACTCCTCACCGTCAGCGACAAGCAGATAGAGCGCAATCCCGGCCTGCAGCTCCGACTTACCGTTCTTGCGGCTCAGCTCAATCCACGCAATACGGAACTGCCGCCGGTAACTCTGCGACTCATCCGACCAGATGACATGACCGAACAGAGGCCGGATGATGTCCTCGCGCTGCCAGTCCTCGGGAATGAACGGCTGCCGCGCGTGCTCACCCTTGGTGTGCTGCAGCAGCTCCTCGAAAAACGCTTGAGCGTGATTGGCACGAGGAACGCAGAAGTGCTTACCGACCTTTTTGCACTCAAGCCCATCGAGGGTGTAGCCGCACCGTTTCTGCCGCGCAGCCATCAGCCCAGAAGGCGCTCCCCGCCGCCCTTCGGCGCCTCGTCAGAGGACACCTTCAACGCCGCCCGATCCCCCGGCGTCAGACCGAACCGCTGGCCGGTGGACCGCATCATCTGCGCAGTCGCCTGCATGACACGGAAAGCTGGCTGAACCGTCACACCGCCCGCAGACCCCTGCGCCGTCAACGGCAGCGACTCAACCTCGAGGGCCGCGCGGTTATAGATGGCCACCGTCCGGCAGAACTCGGCGAACGCATCCACGTCCCAAGCGGTCAACACCCGCTTGCGAATCAGGTCAGGCGCCAAGCGGTTCCACACCGCCATCGCGTCCTCCGGCAGCGGCACCGGAGGGGCGATCACGCCTTCACCGGGAGTTGGCTCCTCGCGGTTCAGACGGTCCTCACGGGTACCGGACAGCACCTTCAGATGGGTCGGCTTCGGCGCGGGGCCACGTTTACCCACGTCAGACCCCTTTCATCGATTAGCAGAGCGTTTGCTGGCGTTTGCGATCACCGACCGGCTATGCGGGCTGAATGACGGCGCGCGGAGGATCTTTGCCATCGCTAACGGATTTGCGCCGGTCAGGCGGATTCCACATTTCGCGCAAAACTTGTCAAGACGCGAGGTCGCCGGGCAAACGGTCGGCGGCACGCGCGGTCAGGGATTTCGACCCCCCATGGGGTTTGCTGGGAGGGGCTACCGCTCGCGTCGGGCGATGGAGGTGGCGGCGGTGTGCATGTCATGGTGCCGTTTGCACAACGCTCTGCCTCGACTCGGATCGTTGGGATCAAGGCCTCGTGCCACTAGTGCCCGTCGCGTGATGGGGTGATGATCGGCAACCGTTGCGGGTTGGTCGCATCCATCGGGCCATTGGCAGCGGCGTCCATCCCGCTCGAGCACTTGGTCGCGGAAGGTTTCGTGTTCGTCGGTCCGGTAGCCGCGTTCGTAGCTGGTGCCTCTCGCGCGGTCAGCTTGTCGCGAGTGGGTGGCGCAGCGGCCACCTTTGACGGACGGAGCACCGCAGCGGGTGCAGGGAGTGGGCGGCTTTGTTGGCACGTGCTGTGGCGATGGGCGAGGTCCGGCGCGGTTAACCGGCGTCGCGTGCGTGCAGTGACTCACGGATGGTGTGGTGTGCGCCGCGGCGGTTAATTTCTTGTTGGATGGTGTTGGCTTCGCGTTGCGCTCGGTGCATTTCGACTGCCAGGCGTTCGTCTTCGGTGAGGTTGATGCCGAAGAGGACGTTGCGGAGTGCTTGTTCTACGGCGGTGCTTACTGCTTGGGCGACGGTGGCGGCGAATTCGTCGTCGAGGCGTGGGTGGACGTCGAGGAAGATGCCGCGGGGCTTGCCGTCGCCGCTGCTTGGGGTGGCTGCGCCGGTGATGGTGTCGGTCATCAGTTTTCCTTGGCCGGGGCTTCGAGTGCTGGTGCGATGACGTCGATGTCGATGGTCAGCTTGAAGGGGCTGCGCTTGGTGATCGTGCAGTGGACCGGGAGTCGTTCGTCTTTGTTCAACTGACGCATGAGCAGTTCGATGAACCCGATTGCCTGCGACGGCGTGAGTTTCCGCATCGTCGCACTGGTCTTCGGAAATATCTGCGACAGCACCGGTGGCAATGGCGGGATTGGTGGCTTGCCGCGCGGACCGAACTTCGGTTGGTTCACTTGTTCCCCTGAATCCGGTGGAGTGCCCGCTGTGCTCGGTCGGCGGCTTGTTGTGCTCGGTGTGCGGCTTTTTCGGCGCGTTCGGCTTCGTACCAGCTACCGATGGCGGCGATGCCAGCGACGGCGAGCAGGATCCATTGGATGGCGATGCTCACCGGTGCGGGCAGTCGGGGTCGAGTTGGGTGAGCATTCGGACGGCCTGGGCGCTCAGGTGGGCTTCGAGGTTGTCATCGACTGCGATGTTGACTAGCTGTGCTGCGCAGTGGGCGCAGAACGCTTTGGCGACTTTGCGGCCGGTCTGCTCGGCGGGTTTCGGGTCGGCCACGTGGGTGATGCGGTAGCCGTCGCTCTCGAGTAGGTGGATGATCGCCTTGCCGACCTGCTCGCCGCGCTTGGCCATCTTCGCTTTGACGTCGTCGGTTTGGCCGAGGTTGAACTGGCTGTGGTGCATGAAGCGGATGCGCTTGCCGTCCGGTGTGGGAAGGTCACCGAGGTTGTTGCCGATGAGCTTGGCGGCGTCGTCGCGGGGCATCAGTCGCCTTCCCAAACGTGGTCTCGGGTCTGTGAATAACGCTGATAGGTGTTGTCGTTGAGCTGCTGGAGGAAGCTGGCTCCGAATTGCTTGGCGATGCTCGCGGGGATGAACGGGCCGCAGGGCATAGACCTGAGGTGGGCCAGGAACTCGTCGGGATCGGCGTCTGGATGGACGGTGATCAGGCCGCCGCGGGAGTAGGGCGTTGGATCTTGGTCTCGAGCAACCAATTTAGCCTCGCTTCCGCGACTAGTACCGCTTCGGTGTCGTTCTCAGTGCGGGCTCGGCGTAGGCGAGCGAGTGTGGCGTTGAGGTCGTTGACGAGTGTCGCAGGGAAGCGTGGTGGTGTCACAGTGGTCATTCCGACCCCGATCCGCACGGCACTTGATACGACAAGCCGCCGGACCCGATGGGTGCTACGGCGGCTGGTTTTGGATCTTGGGCATAGTTGTGCTGCCCACTTCAGGGTGCAAGTGTCGGACAGCTTTGTCACGTACTTACATCACGAATTGAATATCTAGAGAACATCTTTGAGCAATTCGGAGACTGTGAGGCCGAAGATTTCAGCGTATCGGTGCAGTACGACAAGCGTCGGCATGTGACGCCCGGTCTCCCACGAGCTGACGCCGGTTTGGGTGGTGTCGAGCCGTTTGGCCATGGCGTGCTGGTTTAGCCCGGCGTCTTTGCGTAGACGGCGCAGTGTCGCGCCGAGCCGCGGTAATGCGGCTGGTGGAAGGGTGAATCGAACATTGGGCATCAGGCACTCCTCGCTGCGGCGCCGGTCTTGGACTTTTGTGGCTTGGCTTCACGGAGGCGCCGCACGTCACCCAACCTGTAGGCGGGCTTGTCGGTGGAGGCCAGCCGAACGAACACGAAGGTGCCATCCGATCGCCGGTAGCCGGTGGCTTGCAGCTTGCCTGTGGCGATCCACGAGCGGAACGTTCTGGTGGGGATGCGCTCGCCGAACATCGGCAGCACGAGGTTCATCATTTCGGACCAGGTGAAGGCCCACGAGTCGAGGTCTGCCCGCAGTTGCGCCATCAGGGCGTCGATTCCGTGGGTCGCTTTGCAGGTGGGGCAGGTGACTTCGGTGGCGTCACGGCTGGCGAGCAGCGCTGTGCCGCAACGCCGGCCGTGGGTGTGCATGGTGTCGTGGTCATCGAGGACGCTGGGGCACGGTCCACAGAAGCGGCGGCCTGCTGGCCGGTCGACGAGCTTCTCGATGTCTTTGATAATCTCCGCGATCTCACGGAAGGCGACGCCGGCGCCTTCGTCGGCGGCGAGGGCGGTGACGTGCTCGGCGAGCCAGAGCGCGATCCCGGATGTGGTTTGCACTGAAGGGATGTCGAGCTTGTGGGTCTTGCAGATGTCTTTGGTCCACTCGGTGAGGACGCTGCGGACGTAGTCGAGCAGCTCGCTGCAGCGCGGGTCGAGGCGCATGGCGCTGACTTCGTTTCTGTTGCGCCGCGCGATTTCACCGAGCCGGGTGAGGCCGAGTGCGGCTTCCGCCAAATGCTCGAGCCATCCGGCTGCGTGCTGGCCGTTGGCGGTGACCGGGCCGTGGGCCAGCGAGACGAGCATGTCACGCAGGTCGTTGGTGCATCGTCCGCACAGGTTGGCGTGAGATCTGGCGTGGCATTTTTGACATTGCACGCGGGTCAT